GTATTCTGCAAGCGGAGTACTAACTTCATGGATGGGGGCGTAATGGCAAAGAAATCCGTGTCATTATCTGTTGGGCGAGGCGAAAAGCTATCTGTTAAGCAGGGCGCTGGACTGACCGCCAAAGGTCGTGAGAAATACAACGCCGCTACGGGTAGTAATCTTAAGGCACCAGCTCCAAATCCAAAGACTAAAGCAGACGCGGGACGCAAAGCGTCTTTTTGTGCAAGAATGGGTGCGGTTGCGGCTAAAGCTGAGAACGGCGAACGTGCTAAGGCTTCTCTTAAACGATGGAAGTGTTAATCATGGCTACAAAACCTGGACTCTATGCAAATATTCACGCCAAACGCGAGCGCATTGCCGCGGGGTCTGGCGAACGTATGAATAAAGTCGGCAGCAAAAACGCGCCAACTGCTAAAGATTTCAAGCAATCGGCAAAGACTGCGAAGAAGAAATAGTATGCCATTAAAGAAGTCACCTATAAAAGAAGCTTTCCGCGCTAATGTTAAAGCGGAAATCAAAGCCGGCAAGCCTATCAAGCAAGCCGTGGCCATCGCCTACTCTGTTAAACAAAATGCTAAAGCCACTAAACGATAACATCGTAGTTAAACCCGACCCGTTCATCCAGAGCGGGTTATTGATTTTGCCTGAAGAAGATATGCGTACCGGCACGGTTGTGGCCGTGGGCCCAGGCAAAAAAGGCTCAAGTCGACCGTTAATGGTGTCGGTGGGCGACCATGTCATGTATAGTGGCACGATTGATCAGACTTACGAAGACTGCGTAGTTATGAAAGACAAAGATGTCATAGGGCTAGTATGAAAAACGACGATCTTCTCTCGACCGCCCGCAGCCGCCTAAAGATGGCTATCGCGGCATTTAGTGAGTCTAGAGAAGACGAGCTAGACGACCTACGATTTTTTGCCGCAAGTCCGGATAACCAATATCAATGGCCAGCCGATGTGTTGGCAACCCGCGGCGCCGTGCAAGGGCAGACGATTAACGCACGCCCCTGTCTGACTATTAACAAATTGCCTCAGCACGTACGTGAGATCACCAACGATCAGCGCCAGAACCGTCCAAGCGGTAAAGTTATCCCTGTGGATGACAAGGCGGACGTTGAAGTAGCTGAGATTTTTAACGGTATGGTACGCCATATCGAATACCTGTCAGACGCTGATGTTGCGTACGACACCGCGTGTGAAAACCAAGTCGCTTATGGCGAAGGCTACATCCGACTGCTGACGGAGTACTGCGACGATGACAGTTTTAACCAAGATATTAAGATCGGTCGGGTCCGCAATTCGTTTTCTGTTTATATGGACCCAACCATCCAAGACCCCTGCGGTGCGGACGCGAACTGGTGCTTCATCTGCGAAGACATCACCAAAGAAGAGTACGAGCGTCAGTTCCCCGACGCGCTCCCGCACTCCTCGCTCCAACAGCAAGGTGTCGGCGACCAGTCGCTCTCCGCGTGGATCAACGAAGACACCGTCCGTATCGCGGAGTACTTCTACATCAAGCACGAAAAAGCCACGTTAAACCTGTATTACGGTAACGTCACAGCGTTTGCGGGCTCGGCAGAAGATGCTGAGATGGCAATGCGCGGCATGAAGCCGATCCGCTCGCGTGTGGTGGACATTAAGAAAGTAAAGTGGTGCAAAATCAACGGTTTTGAGGTCCTTCAAGAGCAAGATTGGGCAGGCGACTGGATTCCCGTTGTGCGCGTCATTGGTAACGAATTTGAGATTGACGGTCGTCTATACCTGTCAGGCATCGTGCGTAACGCTAAAGATGCACAGCGTATGTACAACTATTGGGTAAGCCAAGAGGCAGAGATGCTCGCTTTGGCACCAAAAGCACCTTTTATTGGGTATGGTGGTCAGTTTGAAGGCTACGAGCAACAATGGAAGACTGCTAACACGACCAATTGGCCGTACTTAGAAGTCAATCCAGACGTAACCGACGGCCAAGGCGGCCCGCTTCCACTGCCACAACGTGCGCTACCTCCGATGGCTCAAACAGGGCTTATACAGGCCAAAATGGGCGCCTCTGACGACATTAAAGCGACCACTGGTCAGTATGACTCAAGCTTGGGTCAAGTGTCTAACGAGCGCTCGGGTAAAGCCATCTTGGCACGCGAGCGTCAGACAGACCGCGGCACTTACCATTACGTTGACAACTACGCCCGCGCGGTGCGCTACATTACGCGTCAGATTGTTGACCTAATACCTAAAATCTATGACACTGCGCGCATTGCGCGCATCATCGGTGAGGACGGTGAGGTAAGCACCGTTAAGATTAACCCTGAGCAACAAATGCCGGTCAATAAGATTGTTGACCAAGCAGGGATCGTTATAGAAAAAATCTATAACCCAGGCGTTGGTAAGTACGACGTGATGGTCACGACTGGTCCAAGCTACATGACCAAGCGTCAGGAAGCTTTGGAAGCTATGGCTCAATTGTTGCAGGGCAACCCGCAACTTTGGGCGGTGGCTGGCGATTTGTTCATCAAGAACATGGACTGGCCTGGTGCTCAAGAGATGGCCAAGCGGTTTGCTAAGACCATTGATCCTAAGCTTATGGAAGACGGCGATAAAGACCCAGCGTTGCAAGCTGCTGAACAGCAGATGCAGGGCATGGCTCAGGAAATGGAGCAGATGCACACTATGCTTCAAAACGTGTCTAAGTCGATTGAAGTGCAGGACTTGGAGCGTAAAGACTACGAAGCGCAAATTAAAGCGTTTGACGCTGAAACCAAGCGTATTTCAGCAGTTCAAGCTGGCATGACTTTCGAGCAGATTCAAGACATCGTGCGAGGCACCATTGCCGCAGCACTAGATACTGGTGATCTGATTGGCGGTGCGCCTGAGCGTGAATCGTTTGAAATGCCGATGGAACAGCAGATGCCTCCGCCAGAACAACCCATGATGCCACCTGAAGGGATGCCACCACAATGAAATGCGCTGAATTCGTAGGTATGATGTTTCTAGCACGCGATGTTACACATTCTGTTCACTTGAACACGCGTTCGTATGCCAAGCATAAAGCACTGCAAAAGTTCTATGAGAACATCATTGATCTAGCTGATGGTTTTGCTGAAGCCTATCAAGGCAGACATGGTTTAATTGGTCCAATCGGACTACAATCTGCTAAGAAGACAACCAATGTCGTTGAGTTTCTTGAGAATCAACTTGAAGAGATTGAGAAATGTCGGTATGAGGTCTGTGAAAAGACTGACACACCGCTTCAAAATTTGATTGACGGCATTGTTGAACTGTACCTTTCCACATTATATAAGCTTCGCTTCCTTTCCTAAGGCGCATCATGGCAAATTACACGTATATTGAAGCAACCACACAAATCAAAAACGGC